GTGTACCTTTTTCCCAGCCCGGTCGTTCTTTAAATTTTTCTCTGAAGTCTTTTATCTTTGAAAAGATTTCTGTTTGTCCTGTATGAGTTAATACATCAAATAAGATTTCTTCTAAAAATCGTTGCATAAATTCTGGAGTATCACTGCGTTTAAGATCCAACCCCATGGCTTTAAGTTTACCTGGTTCTCCGCCTAGGTCTTTGCGGTTGCCCTCTTCATCATATACCAAGATACCATATCTTTTCTTTTTAATAAATAATCCGCTTGTAGCAACAATTTCTCTTGCGGCTTTTATTAGTTGTCCGCTTTCTAAAGTAATACCAAATGCTTTGTTCATATACTTCGGAAATGTAGAATTTACTTGTTCGCCTATTACATCATATAATTTAATTGCTTGTTCTTTATCCCATTTTATATTTCCGTTTTCTATATCTTCCTTGAGAGAATATATAGCAGTATAATACACACTATCAGTATCACCGTAAATGATAGAGGATCCAACATGGTCGTATTCTCCTGTAAGTACTTTATTAACTTCTGCGGCCATATGCCTTGCAATTGACCTACCAGTTAATGTTACACTTTGACCCATCCTTAGGTCAAAAAATCTTGATCCCTTATTTAAAATAGCACCATATAAACTATTTAAGTTAATTTTTTTAACGAGCTGTCTTTTATCCCAAAATTCTATCCTTCTTTTGTCGTTATCATCTATTGCTTTTTGCAAATTTTCCTGCATTTCTTTACGTTCAGCATACCAACGCTCAAGTAAATTAGGAATAATACCTTTATTATCATATCTAAACATTGTCCCATTTGCAGATATTCCCCAAGAATTACCTTGATTATGAACTAAATCATATATCTCTGCACCTGTGTATTGATCGGTACTTCCGTTTTCCCAATCAACTGTAATTTTTTCTGCTATATCTCGCTCTTGTACTAAGTCATACTCTAATGTATTAAATATTCCTTCCCATGCCTCTGCAAAACTTGCTTTATTGTCCATCTTTTCTCGGACCATAGCATGTGTTTTATCAAGTCTACATTGTCCAATAATTGTTTCTGGACCCATATTCAATGCACGAATAACACTTGGATACAGTGAATTTAAATCCATTGATCCTATCCAATTATGCATACCTATTTTTGGTTGTGCTACATAAGCACCTGCGGCAGTATTAAATTCTTCATCTATATTTTTCTTTTTATCTGGTACTTGGAGTCCTTGACTATGTGCTTCATTAATAATTGCTTGGTCACTAACTGCTACTGCCCCCATTGTTGTTTGTAGCATTACTGTATTAGCATGAGCAAGTACATTTGCTAAGTCAATAAACTGTAATTTGTCATCCATCTTTTTAAGCATCATGGTATCTTGTCTATTATATGCAATAAACTTTTCGTAATCATTATTGTATAATTGATCAAGTGTACCTTCATATGGAATCTTACCTTCACCTATTTCAAATTCACCAACAGCATCTAACCTATAACTATGCATTTCATGATATGTATATTTGCGATATAATTCTAAATAATCTAAATGTACCCTACCTATTAAATCATATGTTTCTTGTTCTCTACCAAATTTTTCAAATTCTCTCTTACGTGGATATTGATTCCATAAACAAAAATCTCGCAGACGTTGTTTACCCAATACTCTAGCAACTCTGTTTACAGTATACGGGATATCGTACCCTTCACTATTCCAGCCACTTAAAATATCTGCATCACCTATTAGTTTTAAAAAATTGTCTAATAATTCTTCTTCTGTATTGCAGAGCATTGTGTTATCAAACGTATCACATATTTTTTCTGCTTCTGCTCGGTCAACTGTCTTAGGACGAATTGTTAATGTAATTAATTCTTCTATCCAACTACACCACAATGTGACAGAATTAATCATTGAGAAAGGATCAGACGGATCGGCAAATCCTTTTTCTTGTTGAAAGTCTACCTCAATATCAAAGAAACACTTGTTTAAGTTTGGAGCTTCTTTGCCTAAGTAATTGTCTTCTAAACAACGAAATACAGGATTAATATCAGATTCGAATAATTGTTTATGTGAATGGATTTTCTTTTCTAAACGAAATGTTTTTCCACTTGTTGTACTTGCCCGAGATAACGGTGTACCAAATATAGAACGATATTTTCCTTTTACATCAGGATAATAAAAAATATATTTGGCAGGATATGTTTGGTATTCCCGCTTCTTCCTAGTTCGCTCTACTATGTGTATAGCGTCTTTTTCTCTATCAAAAAATGCGTCTACGTAACTCATCAGCGTATTTATTATGACATTCTTGGGTGGGGTGACCATGAGGCATATGTTCTGTTGCTAAGTCCATAATACCACAGTAATTTGAAAAGGTATTTTGCATAAAAATAAATTTTGTCCAATCTATTAATTCGTATAATTGTTCTATACTACCAATTACAGCATCTATAGCAGGATTGTCTACAAATAAATTAAAAATATATTCATCGTCTACGCATAACGATCTATACGAAGGGAAAGTCATGCTATAATTTAGATTTAAAGATTCTAAATGTAATTGAGTAAAATATATATTACTCAATGTATTGTATATTCCAGAATAATCATTATAAAAATATTTGTAATATAAGTCAACAAACTGTTTACCTTGTTTTTTAATATCTTCCTTCCAGTCCGGACCAATAGTAGTAAATAATTTATCACATTCTTTAGTATCTTCAGCATAAGGTGAAAATCCTATTATATTTTCTGCTTGTAAAAATTCTGTTCTATCATTATAAGACCAAGCAACTATAACATAATCGGGTCGGTGAAATGTACTAAAATTAATACAAAGACGTCTAATGGCAAAGTTGGATAATCCTGTATGTGAAAAATTTGTTGCACCTAATAAAGCAGGCCAAGCAAATTTACTAGGATCATTTTTGGTATTTTCGTATGGCACATCTGCTAATTCGTCGCCAAATGTTATAGAATCACCAAAAACAATAACTTGGTTCATGCAGTTCGGCCAACTGCTTGTAATACATCTTCGACTGCTTCAAAATCATCTTGCGACTGTTGATAGGATGCTTTGTGGGCTATTTTAATTGCTTTGTTTAGGGTAGCCGCTTTAATCTCCATTTCTTGAGCAACGGCTTTAACTGTATCGCCTAATCCTTCTCGCAAATCTTGTATTTCTTGCGATACTTGAACTCCTTCGGATACGAGTTGTTTGAGTTTTGCAATTTCATCTATACTATATGTTTTTGTTGGCATTTTTCTCCTTTGGATATTAGTTCTTATTATTATAACATGTTTAAAAATATGTGTCAACCTATAAAAAATTAAAATTTACTGATACTCTAACTTGTTCATCTGTACAACTTGTACTGTAATGTTCAATTGATCCATCAAAAACCACAAGTCTATTTTTTACAGATTCTACTTTGATATTACCATGTAGCATTGTATAACCATTATTGCTATTAATATAATACAATGCTGATTTATTATTAAATGTAAAATCTTGATGGGGAGCATGTTCTTGTATATTTTCAGTTGAAGAATACATATTTGCTTTAATTCGTATTAATGCTTTATAATTTAATTTTTCTATAATTGGGACTAAAGATTCAAACTCTGGAGCAAGAATTCCTTCCGGTTGCCGCCAAATAACAAATGCCCAAAAACAATCAGATGGTGAACCGGTTGAACGATTCTTCATTTGCTCAACTGCAACTTTACTTTGAAATCGCCATTGGGGGTTTCTACTTAGAAAATGTTCTTCTAATTCGTCCGCTATTTCGTTAGGTAGGTAATTATCTATGACTTCGGCAACAATATTGCCTTGGGTATCTTTATGAAACATGTTTAATCTTTCGGGATTGCTTTTGTAATATCGAATGAGTAAAATTCAATTTGGCCTAAAATACTTTTACTATTGGAATCTTCGCCTTCGTCGATAAGCTCGCCTTCAATAATTTCTCCTTCTTGTTGTCGTCCAGACAGTTCTTCTTGTTTATCGTGATCCTCTTCGGAGTATGGAAATCTATATGCAATAGGTTCGTCGTCACCATGATAAGCAACCCAATAAAATATCCAATCTGGTTCCTTAACTGCTGATGAGATTACAGTAAATTTTCCTTCTTTTATTTTATCTGTTGGATATCCTAACATGCTTTGTACGGTAATATAAGTTGTTATAGTGAGGGCAAGCGTAACAGGAATTATAATAAACATCCATACTTTGTCGGCACCATGTTGTATTAAATCCCATAAAAATATAGCAAGTAATACTATCCAGGCTACTATTAAAAAACTAAATGTTAACATTAAAATCCTCTCCCTTGGCGACCTTCTTCTTCTGCATGAGGTTCTTCTCGCTCAGTAGTGGCCTCATTAGTTGCATTTGGACCATAACCACTACTACTTTGGTCGGTTGGAGGATCATTGCCGTCTGGTTGTACAGTAGTTGATTGACCGGCTCCAGAAATAATATAAGAATATCTG